GCGTAAACGCTGCAGGAACCGCAAACATCACACAGCTCAACACGTTCAACCCATTTGGTTTGAACCTGGTTGTGGACCGCAACTTTGCAGCAAACACCATGGTCGTTGCCAAGGGTTCAGCAATCGAGTTCTACGAGCAGATCCGCGGAATTCTCAGCGTCGAAGTACCAGGCACGCTTGGTCGCACATTCAGCTACTACGGCTACGTTGCAACGTTCATTGCAGACAGCGACCTCGTCAAGTCCATCACAGTTAGTCCTTGATCTAGGGCCGGGTGACGGCTCATGGCTACATCAACAACCAGCGTTACATTCCACACACGAATAGACGACTATGCAGTCGTGGAACTATTGCAGGACATTGACCTCGAGGTCGGGCAGTCGTTCACGCTGACAGGACTTGGGCATGGCCTCAACGGGACACACACCGTCAGGGCACTCCCACAATTTGAACTCACAGGCATAGACAGCGAAGGCGACTTCATTTTCGACTATGACGCACCAATCCTTAATCAGGTGCTGTTCTATGACGCGGGCGACGACCTAAACCGATCAGCTGCAATACCAGTCGGCACGATCACCACAAGCCCGACCTGTACTTGGGTGACGGATCAGCAGATCGAGGATTGGCTCGGGTTCACCAGCGTCTCGGTTGCTGACGCAGCGTTCTTGGTGCAGTGCGCAGCTGCTGCTAACGCGTTTTGTTACCGCCGACGCGAAGAAGCCGGGTACGTGGACAGCCTCACGACCAGCCCGTCGGGTGACGTTACCCTGGGGACGATCATGTACGGCGGGGCCTTATACCGTCAGCGGTCCAGCGTCAACGAGTTTGCTTCATTTACCGAAATGGGCACAGCAACCCCTACAGGGCTTTCAGCGATCATGAAACAACTGTTGGGTATTCCTAGACCAGCGGTCGCCTAATGGCGTACACAGACCTGTTTAACGAGGCTATAGACGACCTGAGCACCACCCTTGCCACGATCTCAGGGCTCAAGGTTGTGACAGATCCACGGAACCTACAACCACCGTGCGTGTTCCTTGACGCACCCAGTTTTGAGGCTTGGAACTACAACATTGCCAAGGTGACGTTTAGTTGCATAATTCTGACTATGGGCCCCAGCAACCTTGACGCGCTACGGCCAGCGCTTGAGATCGCAGCCAAGTTGTTGGCAAAGCAAGTAGCGGTGACTGACGGTCGTCCCACTAACACGTTGATCGGTGGGGTAGAATACCCGTCGTACACTGTAACTATTTCCCTACAAGCTCAAACGGCATAGGAGGCGACAACATGGCATACAAGATTGCGTCCGAACGAGTCGGCAAAATTGGTGACGTGTTTGACGCTGAAACTGCTGAGGCTGCAGGGGTTAACGTCCCGGCACTTATTGACGGCGGTTTCGTCGTTGAGGAAACTAAGAAAAAGAAATCTGAGGACTGACAATGCCTACAACCACTTACCTTTCTAACCCAACGGTGACCATTAACAGCGTTGACCTTAGCGACCAGTGCACCAGCGCAACCGTGACGTACACCGCTGAGGCCCTTGAGTCCACTGCGTTTGGTGACACGGCCCGCAAGTACACCAGCGGACTGCAAAACAACGAAGTGACCGTAACCCTGTACCAGTCGTATGCATCGACCGAAACTGAAGCAACGATCTACGGTTTGGTTGGCACCACCACAACTATTGTGCTTAAGCCAAGCAGCGCAGCCGTTGGCACAAGCAATCCGTCCTATACACTGAGTTCGGCCTATCTCGAAACGCACACACCAATAGCAGCGTCCTTGGGAGAGCTCAGTACGGTCACGCTGGTTTTCAGGGGTGGAACCCTAACCAAAGCCACCTCATGATCCCTCAGCCTCAGGCTGAGAGTAAAACAAAGCAAGCCCGCACGGGCGGAGCCTTGCCCGACGAAAGGACAAACCTTTGAGACTGACCCTTGCCTACCGCACCATTGACGGCGACTCACGCCAGGTACAAACCAACCTGGCAACACTCGTCAAATGGGAACGCCTATACAAGCGCAAAATCTCACAAATTGGTGACGGCATAGGCGCAGAGGACCTTGCCTATTTTGCGTATGAAGCAACACGCCAGGCTGGCATAGTCGTACCATCAACCCTCGACCAGTTCATTGACCAGCTAGAAAACATGCCAGAGATCGTCGAGGCAGACGACCGAAACCCTACCGACCCGGCAGCGTCGGCTACCTCCTAGCGCAGGTTGTCGTGGCTACCGGGTACTGGCCAGCAAATGTGGAGTTTGAACACCCCGAGTTAATGACGGTTGTTCGCGTGCTCGAGGAGCGCAACAAATGACCCAGCCACCAGTCACAGGCGTACGTGAAGCATTACGTGTACTTAACGGTTTTGATAAGACGTTGCGTAAGCAGTTCAACAAGGACTTTAAAGACGCTGTTGACCCTATGGTGCGTGCAGCTCAACGCAACGTACCCACGGAAGCCCCATTATCGGGTATGACCCGTAACTGGAAAGGTCAACCGTTGTGGCGTGGCGGATCCACCGAGCGTAGGCAGATCACCAGCAAACTTGACACACGCAAAGCGTCACGCAAAATTACTGCACGCTCGATCATGTACGAAACCGTTGGCGTGGTCAGCGTGGTCGCTGGCGGTGGCAAAGCCCGCAACGGCGTATCACGTGGTCGCAACATCAGCATTTATGACATGGCTGGCCGTGGCAACAAACCGTCAACCGTTCAGGGCATGACGTTGATTAACAGGCTGAACGCAAAGCAGGGCAAAGCGTCCCGCGCTATGTGGCCCGCAGCCGAGGAAACCTTGAATGACGTAACACAAAACTGCCGACCGATCGTGGATCGTGCTGTGGCTGACGCTAATCGTGCGTTACGTACTGCAACTGCTCGAGGGGTGCGTTAATGGCAATCAAAATACCGATCATTTCCGAACTGAACAAAACAGGGTTCAGGCAGACCCTGTCAGAGTTTAAGAAGCTTGAGACTAACGCTCAACGGTTTCAGTTTGTTATGGCCAAGGCCACGACCCCGGCTGGACTTACGGCCATGGCTGGTGCAGCGACTACAGCTGCGTTTGCGATCTTTAACATGTCTAAAGCTGCAGCAGAGGACCAAAAAAGCCAAACGGTCCTAGCGACAGCATTACGCAATACAACCGGGGCGACCGACAAACAGATCGCTAGCGTTGAAGACCTAATCAGCAGTATGCAGATGGCTGCGGGCATCTCAGACACAGAGTTGCGTACTGGTTTCCAAAACCTAGTCCGAGCGACCAAAGACGTAACCGAAGCACAAGACCTGCTAACGCTGGCAACAGACGTGAGCGTCGGTTCTGGTAGAAGCCTTGAAAGTGTCACATTGGCGTTGGCTAGGGCATACCAGGGCAACCTCGGGTCGCTTAAACGCCTAGGTATTCCGCTTGACGAAAACATTGTCAAAACCAAGGACTTCGACGCAGCAACCCAACTGCTCAGTGACACGTTTGGTGGATCTGCAGCTAACGCAGCGGATACGTACGCAGGCAAGTTAGCCATTACCACCCAAAAGTTCCAGGAAGCAGCTGAAGCTATTGGAAAAGTATTTATCCCGATTATTTCCGATCTAATTGACGTACTTGATCCAGCGGTGGAAGCGTTGAATTTGCTTGGTGACGCAATGCAAAAAAACAATGATAAAGCTGCAGAGTCACCGTCGGTGTTCCGAACCATTCTTGGTGTTATTCCAGTTATTGGCAAAAACTTTCGAGTTACTGCAGACGACGTAGGCAAGTTTGCTGACGAACTTGAGCGTGTAAATGAAGTGTTTGTGCAGCCTGGTGGCACACAACTATTTAGCGGTTTTGACAAGTTGTTCAAGGGTTTGGAGAAATCCACACGCAGTTACGGATCAGCGTTGGTGGACATTGAAACACCATTGGAAAGGTTCCTCAAAAACCTGGGCCAAATCAAACAAGAAATCACAGCCACGTTCACAAGCTTGTTTGACCTAGGTGGTGCGTACCGGGACTCGAAGAACTTTCCCGACTTTATGAAGAACGTTAAAAGCATGGTGTCGCAAATTAAGAACTATGGCAAAAACCTGCTCAAGCTGCAGGGCATGGGTTTGGGGCCGTTGGCTATCCAAGGCATTATGCAAATGGACTTGGCTAGCGGATCGCAGCTTGCTGAGGACTTGTTGGCGCAATCTAACGCGTTGCGTGACATACGTACTTTGAACCAGGCTTATACAGCTGTGGGGAATGTGGCTGGGCAGGTTGGTGCCGGGTTGGCGGTCGGTCAAGCGACTGGTGTGACCATTCAACACATGGTCGTACAAACCAATAACCCCGATACTTTTGTTAAAGGTTTGCGCAAATACCAAAAACGTAATGGTCAAATACCCATAGGCATCGGTGCCAACTAATGGCTGTATTGAATTACACAGTCACGTACGGTGCGGGCAGTTATGGCAACACACTCTCAAACGTGCAAGGTTTTAACGTTAATCTCGGTCGGCAATGGATCGTGGACGGCTACGCAGCTGGAACGGCGACTATTACATGCCGCGACATTTCAGCATGGACAACGGCTCCCAAAGTAGGCATGTTTATACGCATTGCAACGGGCAGCACATACGTATTTGGCGGGTTCATAAGCGACGTAGAAATTTTTTATGGAATTGTGCCGTCTTTGGATTACGCAGAAATCCGTTGCGAAAGTTATTTGTCGTTAATGGGTCGGCGAAACCTGGTCAGTTTGTCGTTGGCACAAGGCTTAACATCAGCTCAGGCCTCCACAATTATAAATACTGCATGGCCAAGCGCGTCCACGGCTATAAGTACTGCGTCGTCAACGGCTATTGCTCAAACCTATACAGGCAATGCGCTTGAAGCATTAAACACTTTGGCAATAACTGAGGTTGGTCGCTTAAATGAATGTTTTTTGCCAGGCCAAGGTCTGATGTATTTGAGCAGAGGCGACTTTAACCCGTTTGCAGCAACTATTGCGTTATCGGACACAAACACGTCGTTAATCCGATACGACCAAATTAACTTCAGATCAACAGCCGAAAATTATTACACTCGAGTAACAATCAACCCGCTTACCGTTGCCTCGCAAACAAACAACAGCGGAAGCGCACCCTACTACTCGTTAAATTTGTCAACTTTTGATTACAACACGACGCAAGCAAACAGCCTTTCGCAGTATTACCTGAACCAATTTTCTTCACAAACAGCAACGCCAACGTCATTCAATAGCCGTTACAGCGGACAAATCACTACGGCAGGGCAAACAG